ACCGCGAAAGCGGCGGCCGGACCAAGGCCTGTGAAGGCTGCGGGATTGAGATCCCGGCCGGCGTCAAGATCTGCCCGGTGTGCGGCCACATTCACGAGACCGAGGCCGGCGAGCGCGAGCCGCGCAAGCCCCTGGAGGAATTCGTCATGACCGAGATCCACCTGATGGAGCTTTCGCCCTACCGGTGGCAGGACATGTTCGACGGGGCCGTGACCATGGCCAACGGGATCGATGCCTGGGCATGCCTGGTCGATCATGACGGGATGTGGCATGCCGTGGGTGGCCGTCGTGAGACTTCGGTGTACATCCTTAACCGATCTAGCGACAAATTACAGGCCCTGGCATCGGCCGACGATTTCCTGCGCGCGCACGGAGACAAGGAAGCTGCCAAGAAGACCAAACGCTGGCTCTCGCAGCCGGCTTCCGACAAGCAACTGTCAATGCTTGGCCTTGCAGGGGGGATGGTCTTCGGCATGACCAAGTACCTCGCTTGCTGCCTCATCACCTGGAAACTTAACGAACAACGCATCAAGCGAACCATCATTAAGTAATGTTTCAGGAACAAACACCCGATCCCGTGGCTGGCGCCGTCGTCGACGCGCTCAACAATGCCATGCTCAACAAGCGCGCCGGCCAGGAGCGCCGCCAATACCTCGGCGCGTCCATGTGGGGCGACCCTTGCGATCGTAAGCTCGGCTTCATGTACCACAAGGCCAAGCCCGATGCCGACTTCAAGCCGGAGACACTTCGGATCTTCGACATGGGCCACGACGGCGAGGACCGCGTCGCGGAATACCTGAAGCTCGCCGGCTTTGAGCTCGTGACGCACGGCGAGGACGGGAAGCAATTCGGTTTCTCGGCCGGCGACGGGAAGCTCAAGGGCCATATCGACGGCGTGATCCTGTCCGGCCCGGCGGGCGTAGCCTGGCCGGCGTTGTGGGAGAACAAGGCCCTTAACGAGAAGGGCTTCAAGGAGGCCATTACCAAGGGCATCAAGGAGGCCAAGCCCCTGTACTACGCCCAGGCCCAGGTCTACATGGCCTACATGGAGCTCCAGGTGTGCGTCTTCACGATCCTCAACCGGAACACCGGCGAGATCCACGCCGAGATCATCCCGTTCGACGCCCGCGCGGCCCAGGAGGCCAGCGACCGCGCCGTCCGGGTGGTCAGCTCGGGCGCGCCGATCGAGCTCAACCGGATCGGCCGTGAGTCCACGGATTTCCGCTGCAAATTTTGCGACTTCAAGGGCACCTGCTGGGCGCCCTCAACCAACATCCAACCCCAACCAACCACACCGAAATGGCTAAAAAAGTGACCAAGAGAGAGCTCAAGGAGCTTGAGAAGGAGGGCGCCGCCTTGCGCGCTCTCGTGGACGAACATGCGGATGGCGAGATGCTCGTGGCCAATGGCCTCGACGCCGCGATCATCGGCATCACCGAAGGCGTATCTGAACCGGTCGTAGCCTACAGCTACGACAAATGCATCGAGATCTTCCGCATCCGCGACGGCATGACCGAGGAGGAAGCCCTGGAGCACATGAGCTACAACGTCACCGGCGCCTACGTCGGGACGCGCACCCCTATCTTCATCCGGCTCCTGTGAAACGCGCGCGCTTCAATTTTCGCGGGGTCGAGATGACCTACGCCCGGATGGAACGCATCAAGGCGCTGCTGCCGCTCATGCACCGGGCCAACAGCCAGGGCATGAACATCAACCAGGCTGCCGAATGGATGGGCTGGTCGGCTTCGTCGCTGCGCAACTGGACCAGGATCCTCGGTTTCGAGTGGCGCAACCGGCGCAAGCGCAAGGGTTACAAGTACGACAAGACCGGCTGGGAGGAAAAGATCGTCGCGCTGCGCGCCAAGGGCATGACCCACGCCCAGATCGCCAAGGAGCTTGGCGATGTCGGCGCCTCCAACGTCTCCCGTTTCATCAAATCCCAGGGGCTTCGGATCCCGAACCGGAATAACCGGCTGATGCCGTGAAGGCTGAGATCGACTCCTACCTGTCCGTCGTGTTCGGCAGCTGCCCGAACCAGGGCTGGGTTAACATCCGCGGCCTGGGCGAGAAGGGCACCCCTCAGGAAGGTAAATTCCGCGAGGATATCTTCATCGACCTCGCCACGATCGAGGGCAACCCGGAAGCCCTGGTCGAGGCCGTGGCCCGCCATGTCGAACGCTGGAACCAGCATGGCATCGGCGCCTTCATCGTTCCGGCGATCCTTTCCTCGCCCAAGGGCGAGGCCAAGAACGTCCAGGCCTTCGGGTCCATCGTCGTCGACATAGACAGCGGGGATATCCCGGCCAAGCTTGAGCTCTTGGAGAGCACCCTGGGTCAGCCTACCGCGGTGGTCTACTCAGGCGGCACGACCCCGGAAGGCCACCACAAGCGCCATGCCTATTGGACCCTGGACAACCTGTGCACGGACGTCAGCGGATTGATCAAGCTGCGCCACCGGGTAGCCCTGGGCGCCGGCGGGGACATGATGTTCGGCCTGGGCGTAGCGTCCAACCCCTTCGGCCGGGCTCACCAGCCCGTCCGGATAGCCGGCTCGACACATAACAAGGGCGGGAAGAAGACCCCCGTTAAAATCCAACCTATGAGCATGGTCAGCTACCAGGTCGTCGATCTCCTGGTGGCCGCAGATCATCTCCCCCTCCCCGCCGAGATGCCGGCCTTGCCCGAGGACGCCGGCGACCAGGCGCCTAAAGCTCCCCTGGTCTTGGATGAAAAGGTCCACCAGGGCGGTGAAGGGCAGTCCACCCGGTGGGCGACGTTCAGCCGGGTGGCCGGCTATTACATCAGCCTGGTCCGCAAGGGCGATTACACGATGGACCAGGCCAAGGAGCTGACCCGGACCTGGATGGAGCTGAACATGGTCCCGCCCTGGGATCCGGCCACGTTCCAGGCTGAATTCGCCGGCCTGGCCAACAAGGACCGGGCCGAGAAGGGCGAGATCGCCCCGGTCGTGAAGGCCCAGGAGCTCGTGATCAAGGATTGGGTCGTCCGTAAATGGGATAAAGGCCCCCTGGAACCGCGCCGGTTCCTGGTGTCCGACCTGATCATGGACGGGAAACATCAGCTGCTCGTCGCCGAAGGCGGCGCCGGCAAGACGTTCCTCATGCTGGACCTGGCCCTCAAGGTGGCGACCTGGAAGCCCGGTTGCGCCAACACCTGGCTTGGGCATAAGGTCAATTACGGGGGCTCCGTGGTCTACATGACTACCGAAGACGACCTCCAGGAGCTGCGCTTGCGCATGCATGAGATCGACCCGGAAGGAAAACGCCATAGCTGCGAAGACAAGCTGCACATCATCCCCCTGATCGAGGCCGGCGGCAGCTTCCCCTTGGTCGAAAAGGATCCGCGCACCGGGTCGTCATGCTCCAGCGAACGCTGGAAGGACGCGCTCAAGCAGATGGCAACCATCCCTGATCTGAAGCTGTTCATGCTGGATACGCTCAATTCAACCCTGCACGGCGAGGAAAACGCGGCCATCATCATCAACGAATTCGTGCGCGAGCTGACCAAGGTCCGCGGGGCTACCGCCGACATACCTACCATCCTGGTATCCCATCACGTTCGCAAGCAGGGCGACGAACCCATCCGTAACAGCGAGGACATGCTTGCCTCGACCCGCGGTAGCTCCGCGCTGCCGGCCGCCTTCCGCGCCGTGATCGGCATGTGGCATTGTTCCGATTATGACCGGCGCATGGCGGCCATGGAGCTGAAACCTGAGCGCGGCATGCTTTACAAGCTGGGGATCTGCAAACGGAACAACCCGGAGATGCTCAAGGGCGAGCTGACCCTTCACCGGCAGCCGTGCGGCCTCCTGGCCGACGTCACCAGCCAGGATCGGTACAGCGACATCAACTTCAACGAGCATCACGCCTGGCTCCTGGCCGCCATCCGGGAGGCCGCGCGCAACGGACACCCCTATTCCCGCGAGAGCAAGAATTCCAAGTCCGGCCTGTACATGCGCCGGAGCGAGCTCCCGCCCATCTTCAGCCATACCGGCTACGGCGAATTCGCCCGCCTGGTAGACCATCTCCTGATGGACGGCGAGATCGTGGCCACCGCCGCCAAGGGCGGCCGCGACAAGAAGTGGCTGGATATCCCGGATGGTCCTATCTCCGGTGATAACACCGGCGCCGAGATCAATTCGGGCGCTTACACTCCTCCTATTTGGCGTGACTGGGTCTACGACGCCGCCGACAATTCCTGCCACAACAAATACAAGTCATGAACGACATCGAACGACTGAACGAACACATGGCCCACGTCCTGGGCCGTATCAACCACCTGGAGATCCAGGTCGCGTCCCTGGTCGCCCAGGTCGCGAAGCTGCAAGCCCAGGTCGAACGCGCGAACGGAACCAAGACGTTCGCGGATGGATCCAAGCTGATCAGCACCGGCGACGGCTTCACGATCGTCGACGGCCCGGAGCCGTACAACCGCCATGGCTGATCAAAATCACGAACGCGCCGTTGAACAATACAACGGCATCATCGACACGCAGCTAGCGGAAATCGCCCGCCTCAAGGCCGAGTGCCAAGCCCGCCAAGCGGAGAACAGCGTGCTGGCAGTCGAGTGCGATAGCCTCAAAGCCGAGGTCGAGCGTCTGACTTCCGACATTCAGATGGAGAAGGAGAACGAGGACAGGCTTGTGCGTGAATGGCAGAAAGCCAACAACGAGATCTATGGATTGCAGAGACAGGTCGCCGCCTTGATTGACAACCAGACCCGCCTCAATGCCGAGGTCGAGCGGTTGACCGGCGAGCTTGTCGATCTGGAAGGCATCCGGTCCTACCTCAAATGGAACGGGCTCCAGGCCGATCTGAAGGATTGGCTGGATTGGCGCTCCGGTAAGAACGGATCCGAGATCCCGTTCCCCAAGGATTATCTTCCCCCGAAACAATGAGCGAACACAACGAACGAAAACTGATCGCGCAGCTCGCCGACAAGGATCTCCTGATCCAGCGCCTGATCCAGGCCGGCAACAATATCGCGCTGCCGATGCAGGAAGGCTGCGTCCACGACGAAGACGGCTGCGATCAATGCCACGCCGCCGTCGCGATCTGGGATCGCCTGGTCCGGGAGGCCACACGCCATGGCAAGTGACGAGATCCAGGCCCTGGCCAGGGAGCTGGCTCAGCTGCTGGTCCATAACCAGCCAAGCCAATGGAATACCCTCAGGATCCTGGCCATAGCCCGCCGGCTGCACGAGCTTACCGGCGGCTGATTTAGATCAAACCCCCAATAAAACGGGGGTTTTTTGTGCCCAAAACTTTTTTTGAAATAAGTGCAAATTGCGCTTGCATGATCTGGCAACAGCGGCATGTTCCCATGTGTCGCCAGTACAGGACACGCTACCGACCGCGTCATGCGGGAGCTCAGCGGATCCTCAAAAACGGCCCGTTTTTTGACAGTCCAACCAAACCGACAAGACCTGGCATTGGCCAGGCACCCATCCTGCCGGGCAACCGGTAGGATCCCTTTCACCGGCCCCGTACGGGGCCACCAACCGCATGAACCGACAACACCCGACCCCACCAAGGGTCCGGGCCCGTAGCCCACCAGGCTACCAGGCCCGTCATGCGGATCCTTTACGCCCCCTCCTGGGGGCTTGCCAAGCCGTACACTGCGGCCCGTCACCGACCACATCAGCTGGGAGCTCGGCGGGCTGCTACGAAACGGCTGGCTTCACTTTGCTCCTATCGTCTAGCGGTTAGGACACGCGGTTTTCATCCGCGTAACCCGGGTTCGATCCCCGGTGGGAGCGCCACTTTCGTTGTAGGGAAATACCTATCATACCGCCTGGCATGTGGATTAATGGACCGGGTTACTCTCGGTAGAACGTGGTGAAACACCATTGGCAACGAAGGATCCCGGACGGGATCGCCATCCGTCCCCCGGCGCAAGCCGGGTTAACTTTAGCCCTTATCGTCTAGTGGTCAGGACACGCGGTTTTCATCCGCGTAACCGGGGTTCGATCCCCCGTAGGGGCGCCACTTTCACCTGATGCGTAAGCAGCAGCCGACCCCCGTGGAACCGGGCAAAAACTCCACCGAAGCCGGCGCGGTTCAAGCCGCCGGCACGTCCAAGGCTTCCGTGCCGACGCGGGGCAAAGACATGACCTTCAAGGTCCCGTCCACCCTCACGACCCGGATCATCGCCTACGGGCACTACGCGTACCTGGCCCTCGAAAAGCCGGATGCCGAAGTCGACCTGGAGGTGTGCAAGCGTCTCTGGATCAAGGCCGTCAACGACCTCCTGACCCTGCGCGCCGCCGCCGGCTGCGAACCGCCCCGTATCAACGGGGTCGACGTTCGCACGTTCTACGGCGCCCCCAAGGCCAAGAGCACCCGGACCGAGACCCAGATCAAGAAGCTGGAAGCCAGGCTCGCGAAACTGAAGGCCAAACAGGCCAAAGGTTTGTAAGCCAAACGGGGCCCTCGTCCGACGACGGGGGCCCCGTCCTATTTGTAGAGGGCGATCCTCTTTTCCCAACCATGAAAACCAACCAAAGCGGATGGACGGCGATTGAACTTGCCGCCCACACCGCAAAACAGGTTCCGGCTTACTGCGACAAGCCGACCGAACGCCTCGTGCGGTATTACACGAGCATCGGGATCCTGGACAAGCCGTCCAAGACCGACAGCGACAAGCGCCGGGCCATCTACGGCGAACGTCAGCTTTACCAGCTGCTGCTCGCCATGGTGTTCAACTATGCCGGGCCGGGCGCCGTCGAGGCCCACAAGCGCGGTTACTTCCGCTTCCCGGTGGCTTCGCCCACCGGCACGGAAAACAACCTCCGCGACCTGTACCATCAGGCCATCAGCCCGGGAGGCATCGCCCATGATGCCCACCGGCTGAAGGCCAAGGTCCAGGTCGTGGCCGGCAAGAAAGGCGGTTCCAAGTGAGCGACGACCAACAGCCGGCGCCCACGCTGGACCCGAAGATCCTGGAAGCGTTTTCGTATGTGATCGTAACCGCCGTCGAAGGCGGTTCGTACACGCGAGACGATTACAAGACCTGGACGGATTACGCGCATGCCGACGGCCCTCACGGGTTCCAGGCCGCCGTTACTGTCTACCCGAACCGCGTCGGCAAGTACGCCGACGACGACAATCCCGACCCGGTCCGCGTCACCGCGGATTGGTTCGCGCGCCGCATCGTCCAGGCGCTCATCAACACGATGGGCAAGCAGTACGCGCTGATCGGCCACAACCAGAACACTCCGGTGATCCCGGAGGTCCTGTACGGCAAGGCCTTGAAGCTCGCCATCGGCGACGAAGACGTGGCCGGCGATATCGACGTCGTGGACGCCGGCGCGCTGCTCCAGGTCGCCGTCTACGGAAAAGTCATCTACGGATAACAAGGGCGAAACGCACCGGCACGGGCCGGGCGTCCCGGCGTCTCGCGCCGGCTGACGAGCCCCGTCAGTTAATCCAACCAACCAACCAACCAACCCAGAAACATGATCAAAAACATCAACCCGGATGTCCTCAAGGCCTTGGCCTTGGACATCAACGCCGCCCTCCAGGCGGTCGCCGCGAAGCACGGCGTCAGCCTCTCGACCGGGCGCAGCACCTACGCTGACACCCACGCCGAGATGAAGCTTCACATCGGCGTCGTCGACGCCAACGGCAACGAACACTCCCGCGAACGCGACGCGCTCAACACTTGGTCCGACCACATCCTGGACGGGCTCAAGTACGGCGACAAAGTCACGCTCGTGACCGGCAAGGGCAAGGAAACCTACGTCGTGACCGGCTACAAGAGCCGGTCCGGCAAACTGGTCCTCGACTGTCAGGACGGCAAGTCCTGGCTGTTCCCCGCCGAAAGGGTCGTCGCTCAGATCAAGACCGGCAAGGCGGTCGTGGCCAAGGCCTCCTAAAGCCATGGGCCTCGACATGTTCGCCCTGACGTGCCGGCCCGACCGGGTCACGCGTCAGGACGCCGGCGTCGATCAGATGCCGACCGAAATGCCCGCCAGCACGGAAGACGCCAAGATGCTCCACACCTGGCGTAAGCACCCGGACCTCCATCAATGGTTCACCGACCTGTACTTCCGCAAGGAAGGCCTGACCGGTCCCATCACGGAAGCCGCCATGGGCCCCGCCTTCAACGCCGGTCAATTCGTGCGCCTCACGGACCACGATCTTGATCAGCTTGAAGCCGCGGTCGAAGCCGGCGCGCTGCCGAAGGCAGCCGGGTTCTTCTGGGGCGTCAGCAGCCCGGAAGACAAGAAGGACGACCTGGCCTTCATCAAGAAGGCCCGGAAGGCCCTCAAGAAAGGCCTCGTGGTCTTCTATTCGTCCTGGTGGTAAGCCGGT